CTCCCATAAGCTTCAATAGATTGTCAAAGATGCCCTTAAGGTCTGAACCATCGCCGGCGAATTGATCAGACAATAGAAAAGGACAAGCAGTATCCATTGCCAAGAAACTCTCTTCATCAATGTCAGCCGAGTTGATGTTTAAGCCAAGGCCAAGAGTGTCATAAGTTCCATTGATCTGATCACCGCCCCCGCTTTCAAGTAGCTTAAGCAAAGCTTGGCCAGGTCTTTCCTCAATGAATGATGATCCTCTGAATATTAATACTCTCTCTGAGTCTGTCCAATCTGCAAAGCTGACAAGCTGTGGAAAGTCGCTTTGATCATCAACATGCAGGAGAATACCAACATCACTACCGCCAAAGGTAGCCGTTGTTTCATGAGTGACCTTGAACGTTTGGCGTTTAGTTGTCTCGGTTGATCGATCATAATACATGATGATGACATCATAGTTTATATTTGCTGTTGCTGAAGTTGGTAAGCCAAGTGAACCCTCAACTAAAATCACGCTTTCATACAATTGGTAATATGCCTTAGCTATGTCTCTGAGTTGATATGAAGCGTTAACCCTCCGCCTATGACTTCTTATCATTTTATATAAGCCAATACCGCCTTGTCTTGGTGAGTCAAGGTATGGGTCTGACTCATTACCAATATCAAGGGGATATGATAATCTTGAAAGATCATCAAGCTCCAACGTAGTTCCACTATCATTCCAGTGTCTAGCTCGCCTGCCTCCATTGGCGGCCTCGGCTTGACTCTGTAAACGGAATTGATATGAGTGTGACCAGAGTTTTAATTCAGCGGCAAAGGGTGAAGCGCTTAGTTTGCTGACTCTTAAAACATTGTCTGCATTGATTCGCCATCGAGCAAAGCCACCGCTAGCACCTTGAGTATTGCTAGGCCCGCTTGACTCTAAAACATCATTGATTACATTTGGCCATTGCTTCACTTCAGCACTTCCAAGGCTATGACGTTTGATCTCAGTCCTTGGAACGTTAACGATGAACTGATCAGTAGCGGTAATCTCACCAGCTGTTAAAGCGTCAGTTGGTGAAGAGTCAGCGTTGATCACATAACCGGGTAGGCTTGAATTATAAGTGGTCGTAGTCGCATAAACTGAGTCATTCTCTAGCCTGTCATCCTGCGACCTTCTTAATCTTGGATATCTTGGATGCTCATGTATAAAGTCATCTTTAGCAGATCCAGCCGCCAATGAAGTATCAAAGTCATCAAGCAGATTCTCATAACCTCGGTTAGTCTCAACAGTAGTTTGGAAGAGACTAGCAGTGATTGAAGCTGTGGTGTCCGTTGTGAGTATTGGTGGGTTACGATACTCATCAAAGTTCAATGCCAAAGCGTATTCTAAGATGCTACCATATCGACCATCGAAGTAATGATATCCTTGAAGCAACCTTGTTTGATTAATCTTGTCAGTAAGATCAGTATCAATCAATGCTGTCAATGGCACGATAGAAAGAGAGATGGTATCACCTTCTTCTATGGTTGGACTTTGCTCGATAAAGCCATTCATCACCTCAACATAATCACTGACTGATCCATCAGGATATTGATGAGCGCCAAACAGCTTAGCTTTACGTCCTCTAAATGTAGTGATTTCAGTGGTGACTTCAGGAACAATTGAGCCTTCAAGATCTATCGAGTGACCTTGTGGAGTAGTGCCACCGACACCTCTTCCACTAGTCGCAAATATTCGAGTTGATATGGCGCTTGCTATGCGTAAAGTCTCACCGCCAATATGCATCAATCGAGGATAGGATAGGCTTGTTAGATCAGTATCAACTTTGATAATGACATCACTTCGATTTATGCTTTCTGTTAGTTGTGCTTTAGTCGTGGCGCTCCTTATGCCACATCTGCCAAAGGTCACACCAGGATCTCCGCCATCCGCTCGTTTATCAATCTGTAGTGTAACACTCAAAGGCGAGTATTGACCTACTCCACCACTTGGATCAATGGACGCTGAGAAAGCGCCCACTGAGATAATGCCTTCTCTGTCAACATAGTTGATAGTTGTGGCCACTGTTGAATCAAGATTGGTTGTTGAAGGTGGCGTGGTGCTATGAAAGCGATATTCAAGGCCCGCCACTTGTAAGGCAAAGACCCGCCTGCCATGTTCTCTTGAGATTGTCATGGTGTCACCTGTGGAATTAGTAAGTCATATATATGGACAGTAGCGATCAAGGCTTGACTTGTCTCTATGACTAGATTGACAAGCTCACCTCGGTTTGCACTTGGTACATAAAGCGGTCTTGGCGGTTCGGCCGTTGTGTTAGTTGGTGCGCTGACTAGCTCGCCACCTGTGAAAGCTTGACTTAGATTGTCACTATCATGTTCAAGATCAATGCCTTCTTCAAAGCGAATACCATAATCAAGCATAGTGCCAGTGTAGCTGTTTGATCCTGTCGCTCTAAGATCAACGTCAATGAAGACAGTGGTTGATTCAAAGTTACTTGCTCTATATTGAATGATCAAAGCGAGGTGACTTGAGAGCGGTGAAGTTTGATATAGAAAGTTATATATCCTATTTGTTTTAACGCTGCCACTTGGCCCGACACCAAAGCCAATCATGCCACCTATAGCAGGCTTGACTTGTTGGCCAAGATGATAGTGAGCTTGGTTTAAGAACTTACAGTTTGATAGCTGTGATATAGCGCTTGACAACTGGCTAACAGTACCACCAAACAAAACTTGATTATTATAGCAACCATCAACACTTGGAAGCTTTGCATATCCTGTCGGTATTAGCATTTAAACTCCTATGATCGATAAGCCTTTGATATAAACAGGACTACTTGTGATCAAGTTATCTTGACTTAATAATACACTGCTATTGTTAGAGGTCGCTTCAAGTCCCACTCTATAAACTGACAGCTTAAACTCATTGCTTTGAGTCAGCTCTTGAGCTCTTAACGTTACGCCATAACTATTCCAACCATTGACCGCTATAGTTAAGCGATGGCCAAATACATCAAGGTAAACTGTCCCGCTTACATAGTTCTCAACGTTGATGAATATATCAACATCAAGATCAGTCAGCTGATTCATGCCACTATATAAAGCTACGATTGAATACATTGATTGAGGATCGAATAAGCCTAGGCCTTTGGCTGGATTGTTTCCTGTCTTTGATGTGAAAGCGCCCGACCATTGAAACAAAGTCCGGCCTCGCTTTCTCAGTGTCGTGATATTGTTTAGCGTGTTAACGCCAAAGCGAGCAGACAAAGGAAGATCAGCGGCCAAACGGTTAACGCCTTGAGGGACAAATGAGTCTGAACCTTGACCAAGTGAACCCGCTGAAAGTGGTGAACTTAATGGACTCCAACGGCCTTCAACTAGAGCAAGCTCAACATATCCCGAAACGACAAAGACTTGAAGAGTGCATTTGCAAAATAGTTCATTCTCTGAAGCGGTGACATTGACAGTCATCTCATCAAATGCAGTGGCGAACCTAGTTGAATCTGTCACTGTTGCAGTTGTGGAGTAGGTATTTCCCGACAAAGGGAAGGTGATCTTAACGCCAATTTTACCAGTGGCTACCGTAGTATGCGAGGCTACTCTGAACTTGAAAGTGTTATGCTCATTACTCGGCCTTGGGATATACCACTCACATACATCTGTTAACGTTGTGGTGTCTACTCTGAACACTTCAGCATCCCAAGCTTGATTGATCACATCGCCACTACCACCGACACCGAAGCAATAGTTTTGCAGATCTCCAAGTCTAGCGATCTCGGTGGCTCTTAATGTTTGTGAGGCTGTCACTCTTGCAGGGTCAACCAAGGCGGGCGGTGATGTGTATGAATTACTCATAGGTGTTCAATCTCCACACTCACAGGAACTCTTCTTCTTAATCGAGAAGGATATGCTAGATCATAATCTGCATTTGTCAAAGAGCCTCTTACTCTTCCATAGCTTCCATTATCTTCAGAAGTATAGAGTAGATCATAAGCCTCTTGAGTTCCTGCAATATCTGAAGTGATAAGCGCTCTTCTTGAGTCTCCCCAATCTTGATAAAAGTTTATTCGTTCACCTGGTGCGACCAATGGAAGAAGCTTGTTTGCAAAGTGTCGATAGTCATCCACTTGGTCAAGAAGAGCATCAAGATCAAAAGTTAAAACTGAAGTTACATAAGAGCCAATAAAGTTTGAGACATAACCGCCACCGATCTTCCTTCTATTTTGCCCTACATTATTCACTCTTAAATGAAGGGATTGATAAGGCCTTGATGGAATCAACACACCATGATTCTTATGAGTTGATGTGAGTCTTTCATGAGTACCGTCCGCCACTGGTGACTCTTCACCTGTAAAGCCAAGTAGATTTCTTATGGTGCTTGAGCTCCAAGTGATAGCGCCATCGCTTGTCTCATATCTGCATTGAGTATAACCATCATCAGTGATTGACCAATTAATATTTGTTGAGCCTTGAGCGGTATTATCAAGCGCTTGCAATGATGACAAGCTGAAGTCATCACCATCACCTTGACTCCCTGTTCTCATAAAAGTGGTCACGTCTTGAACATCACTTTTAATAGATGGGAAGTTGAATGTTCCCGCTCCGCCTGTTTCATCTATTCTATATGTAACATCATCAAGATCTATGAGGCCTCTTGTCCAATCATTGGGAGCGGTAGCTATATAATCCGAACCGACCAAAGAAGCATTGACCGTTGATGAACCAAAACCAAGAGCATCATTTGAGCCTGTTAAGGTGATCTCAAAGTCAACGCTTGAACTGATCTGAATCTTATCATCTTCATTAATCAACATTGACCAGGATGAACCGAACAAGGCCAAGCTTAGTTGATAATCAGCGTTGAATGATGCATCCGAGCCACGTCCGTTCAAGAAGAAGAGCGTATCTTCATATAGACCTTGACCGCTTGCATATGTTGGCAAGCTTACACTTGAGCCACCTGATCTTGAAAATACAGTCACGCCGCTTTGGCCTGTCATATCCCAAGCTGTGAGTAATCCGAATTGTGGAGCGGGATTATTTAAAGGCATTAGAAAGACCTCCTTGGAGCGCCACGTCTTCGTGTATTTTGGAGCGTTGTGATTCTGTCAGCCATGGCTTGTTCAGCTGCTCTTTGTGTATCGTATATAACAGCGCCACCGAAGTTGATATTGAAAACCATTGAGCTAGTCTCAGCTTCTTCACGCTGTGGACTTGGTGCAGTTTGTGGACTTCCAAGGGGAGATAATGCACCGCCACCGCCACCACCTCGGCCCGCTCTTGATATGGCAGTATTAGCGCTATTTGTCAGACCTGCACCCGCCGCACCAGCTAAGGCGGCCGCACCTGCAAAGACACCAGCGGCCGCAAAGTGATTGCCCGCCAAAGCTGGCGCTGTGAATAAGGCACTAATCCCTTTGGCGGTTTCCATCATCGATTCAACAGCGGCCTCTTGGCCAAGACCCTTCAAGATCTGCCCAAACATTAAAGGCATGGCTTGAGATTGTTGAGCCCTAATCTGTTGGCGTTGTGTCTCGTAATCTTTGGTGATGTTTGTGATCTCTTCTTCTTTTTGTCTGACTAGTTGAATGTCATTTGAAGCTTGAGCGTTGATCATCTCTTCTCTTGCTCTACCAACATTCTCCTCAAGACTATATTTCAACTCTTCAAACTGAAGATCGAATTGACCTGCATCAACTAAGCTTTGATAGATAGCGCTTGTGCTAGTCTTAGCCAGGTCTTCAGCCATCCCCTTCATCTTTTCAATGCTCGCATTAAGCGACTGGTCTAAGATGTCTTGACGTTCAAGCGCTTGTCTACGTTGAAGCTCAGTGATTTGCTCTTCAGTATACTCCGCCATACCAAATTCTTTTTGATAGCGTATATCGAGCAAGGCAAGTTCTCTAGTTGTTTGATCTTCTATCCTTTGAGCGTCAAACGCCATTGTTGACTCGATGAAGCTTTGGCGCTGTTTAGCTAGTCGCTGTTGTTGATCTTGTTCAGCCTGCTCATCTTGAAGCCTTAACTGCTCATCTTGCTTCTCTTTATCAGTTTGAATCTTAGTTAATGCGTTTTGATAGCGCATCTCTGCAATGAGCTTTAAGTTCTGGTTGTCTTTCGCTTGCTTAAGTTCGTCTTGATATCTCATCTCAAGAAGATCTTGAACCTCGACGCCCTCAAGCGAAAGTTGTTGATAACCGAGCTCTCTAATTACTTTCAGTTCAGCTTGTGTCTGTCTCTCTATTGCTATTCTTTGCGTGTTACCTGCTCCACCTTTTACGCTGTTACCTTTTCTGATTTTGGTGATTTCAGCTTGAAGCCTTTTTTCTTCTCCAATTACAGATCGATTTCTAACCTTTTGGCTTATGTCTTCAATAGCGTTGATTTCTCTTATCTTTTGAAGACTACCAAGCCTAGCAATTTCGATCTGACTAGCAACAGTGTCCTTTGTTGCTTGAAGCTCTCCAACCCTTGCTTGTGCTAACAGTTTAGCCTCAAGTTCGGCTACTTTCTTTCTAGCTTCAGGAGAGTCTTTTAATTTATCGTCAACAGCTTCAGTAAGTTTGAGTCTTTCTTGTGCTCCTTTAACGGCCAAACTATCCGCTTTAGCTGTGATTGGTGCTAGCTTTGATTCAAGTTTAGCAATGTCTTTTCGCTTTGCATAAATAATAGACTCAAAATACACACGTTGAGCATAAAGAGTGCTCTCTGATTTTGTTTTCTTTTCAAGCTCTTTTATAGAGTCTTGTTGAAGTGCAATTTCAGCCCTTAAAGTAGCGCCCTTTTCATTAAGAAGTTGGCCTTCTTCTGTAAGTGCTTGCGCTCTTTGTGATTGTATTCTCAAGGCTTCAATATCAGCCTTATTGAGTTTTACTTGTGCATCACTAAGCTGTTCAATGATTGAAGTCAACTCACCAGCGGCCGCCTGATAAGCTTCAACTTTAATACTTGCTCCATCGACTTCGCTTGAATATTCTTTAAACGCTTGAACAAGCTCAAAAAGGGCAACTACTGCCACTCCTATTGGGCCCGCAAGTGCTGAAAAGCTCATCTCTCCTGTTTTAGCAGCGCTTGCAAGGTTGCCAAAACCGTCAACCACACCGCCCAATGATTCTCCTACAGTACCTAAAGCTTGATTGGCCTCACCTCCAAGAGAAGAAACCGCTTTGCCCATACTCCCAAATGATTCCCCAACAGCTTCAGAACCTTTTTCTAGTTTTTCAAAACCTTCTTCAGCTTGATCAGCATTTAAGACGACATCAATCTCGATTTGGTTATCAGCCATTCTTTGCCTCTTTCATTGCTCGCTCTTGCGCTCTATATTGCGCTTCTTCAGTTTGAGAGTGTATCACATCAACGGCCTCAAGTAATGCGCATGATGGAGAAGGATAGGTATCGCCTATCTTTGCCAAGCCTGCTCTATGTCGATGATACGCTTGAACTATACTTGCTAGCTTATTCGATGAAGCGACAGGACAAGATCTAATCTTATAATCAGAGTACGCTTCACCACAGTCGGGCGCGACTCGATAACCTGGTACATATAAACCTTGGTCATCTTCTTGAACTTGTGGAAGACCACGAATAAAAGGCCCGCCACAATTACCTCTTAATCGTCTAAGTCCTTGTTTCGCTTGGCACTGTTCACACGACCAAGTGCGCCCTCTTGAGTGACTAAGCCAAACTGAAGACGCAAGTGCTATTTTCCCTCAATGCCCAAAAGGCTTATCCGTTGGATATGCATGACTAGCTCACTAATCGCTTGAACTCTAAAAGAGTCAGGTCTGATATTATTAACAGCGTCAACGGTGGCCTCTTCATCATTGATCATAATCAAGCTTGCTCTCACCATCTCAATATATACTCTTGATAGATAGGCTTGATAATCGCTCATGGCTTGACGCTCATCATCTGTTAAAGCGTGGTGCCATCGAGCCCGCTCTTTAGTTTCGTTTGGTGCTTCAACCCAAAGGAGTCTTCCAAGTTCGCTTCTTGTATAAGCGCCCGCTTTGACTTCAGCTTCCTCACGCTCGGAGGGTGACAATGCTTTAAGTTTGAACTTAGTTGCATCAACACCAATCTCACCAAGGTCATCAAGATCACCACTCGAAAGATATGCACTTCTTTCTTTATCAGTCGCTTTGATTGACGTGTCACAAGTGATCACCACTTCTAGAAATAGTTCAGATGATGTGAGGAAGTTTAAAGCCATGTCAGATTCCTAGTCCAATTCTAAATGGAGAGTTACCAGCGTTTGCCTCATAAGCTACTGTTGAGAAGTCGCCAGCATATCGTGATTGCTGATAGGTCAATTGCTGTCTTACAATATCATTACCGCTCACATCATACACGTTAGGATCAACGGTTAACATACCAGCGGGCAACATAATTGCACAACCTTGGCCGTCCCCTTGTGGGCCTGTACCAACCAAGACTTGACGAACTAAGCGATTGAAGAAGTCATCTTTGATCGTAGTGTTTACAGTCGAAAGAGTTAGGCTCAACTCTACACTCACATCACTGATCTCCATTCCTGACATGGCAAGAATAGAGTTTGAATGGCTCAACGGTGTGAGCGTGTTAGTGTATGTCAAACTAAAGTCTTCAGCATCAAGATCGATACGACCAAGAGCATCCGCTGAAGTTGCATTTGTTAAGCTTGATGGAGCGGTTGAACTAACCACAACGTAAGCACCTCTAAACAATGGAGCTGCTCCGCTATTGTAGGCGGGCTCAACTGGCCCTGTTGCGCTTGCGTGATCATCGGTGATGTAAGCCGCTTGATAGGTGAACTCCGCCATCAATCGTCCATTGTCTAGGGTGATATTCATAGACTCAAGAACGCAACCATAAGCAAGAGTTAAGAAGTCAACGCCTTCAATTCTAAAAGCAACGGAACTCTCAAAGTCACCTGTTGAAGTTCGGCTTGGAGTGTACCAAGTTTGAAGACCTCTAACCGCTGTGTAACCAGTGGCGCTTAAAGCTGGTGACATCTTAACATCACCACCGTCATCATTGTCAGTCATTGCGCTGTATTCCGCTCGGCCGTTAAGCGTTGTGCTTATTAACGTTCCAATGTCAGCAATAGCGGGCCCGCTTGTTGGTGTATATGAATTGACATCAACAGCTGTGACAGAGTCAGAAGCTACACTTGGGATCTTGGTTTTGAAGCCAGCTCCAAGAAGGCGGCCAAGGTAGTTGGCTGAATAATCAGCGCTTGCAGTTCCAACGGTGGTCAAGTCAACTCGACAGACAATTTGACCTGTACGTCTTCTCACTCGACTTCCACCACTCCAAACAGTATCGGGTTCACTTGGTACAAAGTAAGAACCATCTCTTGCATCATTGCGCTCACTCACAATGGGTTCACCAGCGATAACAATAGGATCACGCTCGCAGGGGATAGAAGTGAAAGACAAACCGCCTTGAGCTGGTAAACCTGTTGAAGCGTCAAGACTACCAAAGCTTGACTCAGTAGCAATAGAAAGTGATCGATGTGTAACAGCCATTTAAGCCTCCAAATATAAAAGATCAAAGGGTAGGATTAGCACAAAACCAAGCCTATCACCTTGAGAATCCAGGATTGATTCAATGCTCGCTTGACCTGGAATCAAGCTAACTATGCCAGTAGTAACAAGCGAATACTGTGGCCCTTTGAGAGTGTTGATAAGACTAGAATTATCTTCATTCATCAAGCGCAAAAGGAAGCCATCATCTTGAGGAATATCATACTTCACTCGACAAAGTATTCTTGCTCGCTTGCGACCGCTCAACCCTGCCATGCCATCATCTTGAGCAAGCCCATCAACCCTCAACTCAAAGTATCGTGTTGAGTTTGGCCGGTCATCAAGTCGGACTGTTAAACCACCACCACGATTGACAGCAACAAAGCCATGGTGAGAGTCTGTCTTTGGCGTGATTCCTTGGACTAGGTCTTCTAAATATTCAAGTGCTTTGAAAGTACCTTGACTCATTTTAACTTATTCCTTAGATCAATCTGAACGCTCTTGACTAGTATATCAACCTCGCCTTGAGTAAGTCCTATGAACTCCCGATATTCATTGACCTCATAACCATATTGAGCGTGTTCAGTTAAGCCAATCTTAAAGCCGTTGGCGGTCGCCTCTTTTACTACAAAGTTATTCAGCATATTTCCACTTAGCACCAGGTCAACGCTTGCAGACTCACCACCGCCACCTCTTTTCCTACTCTCTTCTTTATACTGTGCATACCCTTTAGCGTAATAAATGCTCTTCTTAGTTCGTGACTTACGACCACCTTTTGGTTTTAATCGAGCGCCTTTAAGTGGAACGTATATGGGACTAGTCGAGTAGTCTTTAAACAGTTGACCATTTGCATCAACGCCTTTGCCTGTTCTGATCTTAATCTGAGCAAGCGTATTTAAAGCAAGGCGAGCGCTATCCTTAGCCGTCCATAAGCTTCTCGGTAGATTAAGTTTTACATTGGCCGCCATTGTTAATGCCTCATTCCTCTAGCTGGAGTGAAGAAAGAATCATTTGAGCTCTTGCTATAAGTTCGCCAACTAGCTCGAAAGTCACGACTTGATCCGCCAATCTTGCTCAAGTTCTCCTCTCCTGCATCAACTATGCCATCACCGTCCAAGTCCAAAGCGACTCCTGACAAAGCACTATCAAGAAGCTCATGACAACGGTTTCTCATAGTGTCAGCGGTATCAAGTTGTAGACTCAACTCATAGATTCGAGCAGCTGCGCAATACATATGAGCAAGCTTAAAAGTCTCAGCATTAAATACTTCATCTTCAGTGATACTATTGGCGCTCACTTTGTCTCTAATATATAAAGCGATCTCTTCAAGGCTAGCTTTAATCTGTGCTTTGAAGTCGCTTTGTCTTCTTGGAATCATGTCGGCTAGGTTGGCAAATGTACCAGCCAGCTCATCATGATCAAGGCCAGTGTCAAAAGGTCTTGGAGTAACCTTGATTAGGCCTTTCTCTAGCTTGATATGGTTTTGACTTCCAAGATCAGCGGAGAAGGTGATTGTATATGGGTAATATCCATTAACGCCAGTGACTAGGACACTTGTGACAGTTGCATAATACATCGAGAATACAAGAGTGGCTGAAGTGCTTAAGTCAATCTCTCTTGGTAAGGGCTCGGCTAGTATCGCAGTTGTGCCAACCACTCTTGATATGGTGACTGAAAACCATGTATCACCATTAGTTACTAAGCTTGCTTTAGCTTGATCTCTATGAAGAGCGGTAGTGCTTGCATTAAGTGTTAATGTTCTTCTGTCAGTAGCGATTGAAGAGACTGTCACATCACTTCGGCTTTGAGTCATGGTGACATTATATGCACCTACTCCGCCTGTTACTTCCAAAGTTGGATCAGCGCTTAGAGGACTTGGCGCACTCCACTCAAACAAATAATCTTGGCCTGTTATTGCTTTTCTCATTTGCGCTTTGCTCCTCTATTCGCTTTGCTTATGTCTGACTGAGTAGCTTTAGTTAGTTGAGCGGCCTCCATGAATCCTTCAGTCACAGGACTCCAAGAGTGCCGACAGTTATAGCCACCGCCTCCAGTGATCACCGCCAAACCTTGCCCATTGTTCAACTTGTTCATTTGCTTTTGATCTACTACTAAGCTTATCAATGCTCGACAGAATGGCCGAGTGATTCCATCTTTTGGGCCTGTGTATAGATAGTGATCAAGGCCCGCCGCCTCGGCTGTCGCTGAGGTGATACCTCTTCCAAATTGAGATATCCTTGTTTTGACTTCGGTGATCTGTCGATCTTCAGACCTTTCAAGCCTAGCTTGTAAATTGCTGACTACTATTTCAACAGGTACATCCGCCATTAAGTCTCGAACTCCTTGGTTGATGCTTTGCTTAACATCGGGCAAGATGACTTCATCAAATACAGCTTGTGCACTGACTGACTGAATAGCATCAAGTTGGTTGCCTACTTCGCCAAAGTCAAAGTCGGGATCAATCGCTTTAAATGTTCGCTTGACTGTTTGTCTTATTTTATCTGCTTGGTCTATGTACTCATCAACTGCAAGCCCATACCCACTCTCTAAAATAAACTTAACCAACTGCTCATCATCGTAACTTTGTATTGACCAAATGAGTGCAGATTGTGAGGCCGCTTTAATGGTCTTCAATAGTGAAGAGTTCGCGGCTTTAATTGTTTTCTTAAATGCTGTCTCAGCTGAGACTTCAGCCTTAAGTTGATCACGTCTTGCTCTTGTCAATGTGGCCATAGGCCCGCTTTGAGACTTGGCTTGTCTAGTCAAGTCTTCAATCGCCTCTTTATCTGCGTCTTTCTCAGCTAAGAGAAGAGCTTGGCCACATTGACAAGTCATCTTATAAACAGTCTGTAATGATGTAGCCTAGTGTTGAATCAACGGCATGGAATACGTTAATTTCCTCTGCCCATACATATCTTCTTATACCGTCATTAGAGTCCCATTGGCCCGATTCAATTGGCTGATATTGAAGATTAAGAGCTGCCACTGGCATCCCTTTAACGTTACCGCTCTTTTGTACAATAGCATCCGATCCATGAAGGATACCCATAAACAAGCTGTCACCTGTCCAAATATAACTCTCATTAGCGGTCGCACCTGGTACGGCGGTATCTTGTCGAGCTTGTCCAATATAGACATTTGGAATACCAAGAACATCACGAAGTACCTCAAGAACCGCCTCATCATTTAAGATGCGATTACCGCTTGCGATACCTGCCGATGAGCTTCCAACATATCCACGAACCTCGGGATTGCGTGCAAGCTGGCGAAACACTTCACGACCCATTACCAATGAGTCGGGATTGATACCATGAGCGGCCGCAAATACGGTATCTTTAAGCTCATGCAAATCAGACAAAGGCTCAGCCCCAGCAACATTCCATTTTCCGCCAAATTCAGCGGTGCAATTATTGTCTGAGAAATTAGTCGTTCCAAACAAAAGATCAGCTGCTCGCTTCTCTCGTGCAAGCTTGACCGCTCTTGCAACCTTTTTGGCCATACGAGCTTCTTCACCGCCGGGATATTGACTGTCTTGAATGTCTAGCATGGCAATTGCTTCTTCAATACCGTAGGGATTGGCCATGTATGTTTGACTTGAGCGATCAAAACCACCAATTCTCACGCGAGAAGCGCCTGGTGCTCTTTGAATGTCAAGGCCTGCCGCCGCTC